GCTACTAACTCAGGAAGGACTACTTGAGTCAACATTTCCTTCTTAGCTTCCTTCATGTTGTTATAAGTCTTGTTATCAGGATCGTTAAATAACGCAGAGTTAACTCCGTAAACATTACAAAGTTCTCTAAGTGTAACTTTCTCTGATTCTAGTAATTGTAAATCAACAGGGCTTAATCCCATGTTAATCCAATTAAGCTTTGCACCTGCAATCAAAATCTTACCAGCATTCTTTAAAATACCAGCTTGAGTTTTTGTACCGTACTGATTGTAGAAATCTTCTTTAAGCTTTCCTGCTGCCTCTGGTCCAAAATCATTTGATTCATCCGCAGACAAGATACCTTTAGGTCCTTGATTCTGTAACATACCTACCGATGTATCTTTTGCATCGTTAGAACGCTGAACAGTTCTATATGCCGCTTGTAAAGGACTCAAGCCGTAAAGCTGTTGTCCGTTAGTGTCAAAGTAAGGGTTGAAGTATTTTAGATGGATTACGTCTTTCGCATCTAATTGATCCCATCCAACTAGCGTAAAAGAATAACCTTCAACCCCATTTATTGTACCATCAGAAATAATGGCAACGTATTGAGATGGGAGTGTAACAAGTTCTGCAACCTTACCTGAAGCTAATCTATTCGCCCAGATGTAAGTGTTACCAGTAATTAGTTTATAACCTACAGCACTCTCGATAAATTCAGAGAATGATTGATATTCGTTTGGTTTTTCTAATAAGTCGTTTAAAGGTGATTCAGCAATTTCAGCAACTGCTTTTACACGAACTAACTCAGCTTTAGCAATATCTGCTGTAGATGTTGCATTATTTAGCATTGACTTGTATCTTGCTAACTCTTTCTTGCTCCTTACTTGATAAACGTAGAAAGGAACAGTAGAAATTGTTTTAGAGATACGTTTGATGATAGCATATACCTCACTATTGTTTTTATAGTCAAGTACAAATTTTTGCTGGTCTAATTCTGGATAAAGTGTTCTTCCGCCAATCAATCCACCGAAATCAGTAAAAGGATTGTTAAAAGTCACCTTTGGAGCTGCCTTTTGTTGAAAAGGGTTAGCTGCCTTTAGTATGTCCGTTAAATTCACGCTATATATTATTTTTACAAAAGTAACAAATTTTTATGCTATACAACCCATCCTCTTTTAGGTTTCGCATATTTTGTGTATATGGCATACCTCATTGCGTCCATTAAGTGATCTCTAAACTTCACAGGTTCATCAAGTGTATTGCCATCCGTATCGGTCTTCCACTTGTAGTTTTTAATCTCATCAAGCAAATCTAAGGACTCTGACCTGATATGCAAAGGAAATGATTTTACCTTGTTAATTCCTGCATAAACATCCTTAACAGCACTCTTCAAGTTAAATCCTGCCTTATTCACCTCCGAGATGGTTTTCGGTTCAGCAGGGTCGGCATATATTTCCGAGTTCCTATCAAGCCCTAGTGACCTCATCCTATCAATTAGTAAAGCGGTTGACATTTTGGTATCGTAGATTAATTGGTCAACAAATAACTCGCCATCAAAGTTCTTAACCCTAACAAGGGCTGTTTGGTTGTTAAAACCAAAGTCAAGTCCGTAAAACACATCTCCACCATCAGGAAAGTTCCTTCTACGCTTCCAATGCGTATAAATGGTCGCTTGGGATATTGCTCTCTCTCCTAAGCCATAAACTCGCCAATATTCATGGTCGGCTGTTTTAAGCCTCTCAATCTCATCTACGATTGATTTTTCAAGAAATGGGTTGTCTTTGTAGGTAGTGATGGTAAAATCAGCATCTTCTCTAGGAACAACCTTATCATAAATCCAAGAGTAGTAATCTGAAGGGTTATAGTCAATTACAATCTTTTCTGTGGTTCTTAATGCTAACTGCATCCAAGATTCATAGTTTACCTCATTCGCCTCGTTTATAAACAAGTAGTTTCTTTTACGACCTCTTATTTTTTGTGGCTGATCGGTAGAGACGAACTCTACGACATTGCCTCCTAAGAAGTAAAGATTTTCTGATTTGTTGTGCTTTTCTTCTGAGTATAATCCATATTTCGATAGTATTTCGATAAAGTCTCTCATCACTGAGCCTTTTATGGATGGCAACGAGGATCTGCAAATGGTTAGGGTTTTTCCCTTCTCTTGTAATAATTTCACGATAAACCAAGTCAATACATTGTAAGTTTTGCCAGACCTTGTTCCGCCTTGCATAACTGATATTTTTTTTTGGCTGTTTTGCAGTACTTCGAAGACTACGTTTGTGGTTACATTCATAAGACATAGGAAAAAAAATTAAAAAATTGGTTGTGTGTTTACCATTAGAAAACTTTTGGTTTTATACAAGGGTATACCCCCTTTGCTATTTTAAGCCCCATTTAAGCCTTTCAATTCCAAAATGGATACATAGTACTACACATAGGGTTAAAAGCCGTAAAATCGCCTTAAAATGCGAAATAGAGGCATTGTAGCTACTCCTCATATTCACCATCTTCATTAATATCCAATAATTCCCCTTTATCATGGTTATAAAGTGGGATTTCATCACTTTCTCCTGCCTTGTAAGCAGGTACGACCATTCCTGGCTCTGTTTGCGTATCAAAATTGACTATGTCACCTTGAGGTAACGCTTTGTGCTCATCTCCGTCTATTTGTTTCATAATATCTCCAATTTGATTCGGTTTAACTACGTTGACTGTAATTTGCTTAACAACATCTCCTTCATGAGCAACCTCAGTCTTCTCTATATACCCTCTTCTCTTGCCTCTAGTCTTCAGTAAGAACATAGTAGCTAAGGTATCACCCCTAGCAATCCTCTCCATCAGCTTTTGTTCACCAAAGTCAAGCATTATCTCCTCAGGCTCGATTTCAGCCAATCTCTTAGCAAACTCAGGATCATCCTTCAACCAAGTCTTATACTGCGTCCTACCGACTCCAGAAGCCTCGCAAGATATGGTGATATTGCCAAAGTTCTCCTTATAAGCTATGATAAAAGCCTCTTTAGCTATTTCTTTGAATTGTGCGTTCATATTATCTATTCTTTGTTGGTGTGCGAATTGAAATAATGCTAGTAACCTTCTTCTCCAGGTTATCATAACCTAGCCACTTGCCACAATTAGTACATTCAAACTGTGTAGTCTTGATTTGACTAAACCAAACGTATCCATCAGTCTTAGTACCACATTTACAAGTGTACTCTCGTTTGCCGTAAGTATCTTTCATCTCAAATGTTTAAAAATGTTAAAATCATTGTTTTATATCAGAATTTTGGGGGGCACAAGGGGGCAGTAGGGTAGGGGACGCTAAAAAACAGGGTAGGGGGTAGGGTAGGGGAGGGGTTAGCTACCCTATTTAACATAATATATATTATTGGCACTTGTCCCCTATCGTTTCGGTGGGTCATTTGTGGTGGTTTAGGTGGTCAAAGTTAGTGTAAATATTTAATGATTGCTAGGTCACTCAAACGGCAAAAGTAAAAACCACTGACAGTATTGTATTAATACATACTTACTACTATAATAGTAGAAGTAAATTATATTACTAATAGTATTTACTATATAATATACTATTATTAATATAATATTAAATTACTAATTAAACAATTGATAATATAATACTTTGCTAAAGAATTTAGCATTTGCCAGGATAAATGAAAAATGAAAATAATTTATAAATATTTTAATATTTTTGAACTTTGTATGTATTTAGTAGTTATCTTTGATTTATCAAACAAACAAAAACACACACACAATGAAACAAACAAACACACAAAACAAAACATGGTCAATTGATGCTATTATCTTTTTATCAGTAAGTATCTTATGGCTTGTAGGCTTTGCCTTTGCTTCTTAATCAATAACAATAAAACAAAACATTATGCAACACCTAGACAACTTTCTGCAACTTTATTCATTGGCTTTAGTTACCTTAATATTAGGTAACATAGCTAAATTATTCACTGATTATTTAATCACTAAAATCAAATAACTATGAACATCATTGACTTTGCTTTGTACCTTATTATCGGTACTTTATTGATCACACTTGCTAAAACAATATGGCAAGAAATTACAAACAAATAAAAACTACTACAATGACTACACACGATTACGAACTAGGCTACAAACAAAAGTTAGCCTTGTTAAACAAACAAACACAAAAGCAAGAAATTGCACAATTAAAAAACCAATTAGACAAGGTTCTAGAAGCTTATAATATTTTAGAGGAGTATTGTAGCGAAATTGTATGTGACGTTAACGATAACGAAACATTGACCTATGCTAATTCCATTGTAAAGACTGCCTTAAATATTGACAACAAATAAACAAACCTTTAAAACTTAATACAATGAAATACACTATTGAATATCAACCAACAATTAGCGAAACTTGTAAAACTTACATAGTTAATAACATACCTTCAGTATTTGTAAATGATAGTACCGCAATTTGGGGCTTAAGATATGTTATAGAAACACTAGAAGAAGAAATAAGCCAAAATAATGAAGAAGAAATTTTTGGTATTAAAATGAAAGATATTAAAATATTAAAACAATTAAATATTGAAAAAGTAACTTACATAGAATTTTAAACAAATAAACTTAACACACAAAACACAAACACATGAGAAACGTATTACCAGCATCAGACCTTTGCCATAAGTGGGCAAACCAGGAGCAACAAAGCGGACGCACTTCAACTGGCACAATGTTTTTTTATATCGGTACTATTTACAGTTACGGTGAGCATTTTCCTATTGCAAAGCATATAGTAAACGAGCAAGGGCAAAGGGCTGTTTTATTTACTGAAAGGGACTATAGCAATACAACGGCAAAGCACAAAAGGCACGTTTATATGAGCTGCAAAAATGATGATATTATTTATTGTCAAAACCCTGAAAGTTCATACGAACAAAATTTTAATTATTGGTATAATTTAGCTTATATGGACGGGGCAACTAAATTAGCAACGGCACGAAAGCCTGAAATTTATCTTAATATATTATCCATTATTGAAAGCAAGGCTGTAAAATATGCTCAATTTTTTGGTATTGAAATTCCCGAAACGCTGAAAGCTGTTTTATCTATTAAAGACAAAAGCCAATATTTAGACTACCAGCAGAAAGCAAACGAATTGGCTAAAATAGAAGCGGCTAAAAGACTAAAAGAACAAAAGAAACAATTTAAAGAGCAAATAAAAAAATGGCTTAACCTTGAAACGTCCAGGCTTTACACTAATTATAAATATGACTTTTTGCGCATCAACGATAATAGGATAGAAACTACACAAGCCGTACAAATACCGCTTGAATTGGGTAAAAGATTGTACCAAAGTATAAAAAATGGATCTTTAAGCGTTGGCGATAAAGTTCTAAATTATAGCGTTAACGAAATAGGCAACGATATTAAAATAGGTTGCCACACATTTAAACAATCTTACCTTTTAAAATTTGGGGCTCAAATATCTTAACCAGGTTAACTGATGAGGCTTTTAATATAGCCGAAATAAGAGCCCTTTTAGGGCTTTTATCTTAACCAAAAACAAAACACAATGAACAAAACAGACATTTTAAACGCTATAAATAGCGGCTTAGAAGTTGTAAGCACTTGCAATTCTATTAAGTTATTAGTTATTAATAACGAAATTTATTTTGGCGCAATAGGTACAAAATGCGCTATTAAATTACAAAATAATAACGAGTTAAAAATTTATGATTGGCAATTAACTTCATTTAGCGAATACCTGGCAAAATAAAACAACATGATAAAAGGAACAAAAGAAACTTTGCCCGATATTATAGCCGCAATTTATGCCGCTATTGATAAACTAGCAAAATAAGCCATTTTTAGCCACTTTCTTTGCGGTTGGTATCTTTATACTATCCAAATAAGATAAGCGAAATTTAAGCCTATAAAGTGCCTTTAATAGCATTTTAGCTACGCTTTGCCCTTGCATATCGGTAAAGCTGACTAAATGGTCTATAAAGTACACTAATGAGTGCCAAAAATCCAGCACCGCCAAAAATCTTTTGCAGCCAAAAACCTGCCAAAAACCCTATGCAAAAACTCCACAAAAAACCCACAAAAATCTTTTATGAATGTACTTGAATTATTCGCTGGTAGTAGATCCGTTGGAAAAGTTGCACAAAAACTTTCCTTTAATGTTTACTCAAGCGATATTGAACAATTTGGTGGCATTGATTATGTTACCGACATCCTAGAATTTGATCCTAGCAAAATTCCTTTTAAGCCTGATATTATTTGGGCGTCTTGTCCTTGTACTGCTTTCAGCGTGGCTGCTATTGGTAAGAATTGGACTAAAGTTGGAAATGATTACATACCCAAAAATCCTCGAGCAGAGTTTGGTCTTAAACTTGTCCAAAAAACCCTTGAAATTATTGAGCATTTTAACCCTACCTATTTTTTTATAGAAAATCCTAGAGGGATGCTTAGAAAGATGCCTATAATGGCGGATCTTCCAAGACAAGGTGTTACATATAGTCAATATGGCGATACAAGGATGAAGCCAACAGACATTTGGACTAATAGCACAAAATGGATTCCAAGACCAATGTGTAAAAATGGCGACCCTTGCCATGTGTCTGCCCCTAGAGGATCTAAAACTGGCACACAAGGATTGAAAGGTGCTTATGAGAGAAGTAAGATTCCTGAAGACTTATGCTTTGAAATCCTAAAGTCTTGTATATAGTTTTAACAAAATATTAGCAAAAAACTTTTAAAGATATCCAAAAAACTACTAATTTTACAAAACAATTATAAATAAAACAAAAAACCCATGCACGAATTAATCACACTCAAC